TTCTATAATATCATATAATGATAATCCTGCACCTACTGCAGCTAAACCTGTTCTCCAATTCCATACACCTTGTGATCCTGTTGTTATACCTTCTCCTGTTGTATATTTTCTTAAATCTGTAGGTGGTACACCCATTTCACCATTAGATATAACAAAAGCATCTTCTGGAGTTAATATAATTTCTTTACCATCTACAACAGTTGTATACTTCGGTGAACCACCCCAAACACCTCCACGAACTTTTATTACTTTTGAACCTACAGGAATTGTAGCATTACCTACAACAACATTTTTTATCATAGCTCCAGATATGTCTACTCCTGCTCCTGCTCCTGCACCTGTTCCTGCACCTGTTCCTGCACCTGCACCTGCTCCACCACTAGGACCTGTATATCTTATGGCTAGTTTACCATCTTTAAACAATTGCCAATTATCAGGATTAAATACTTCACCAGTAAATATATTTTCTCTTGCCCAATTAAATGCTTGTGATGTTATTTTTCCTTGATTAAATAGTAAATCTAATGCTCCTATAGTTAAGCCTGCTTTTGCATAAGGAGTTAACTCATCTATTATTTTATCGCCTAAATCTTTTTTATCTCCTCCACCTGTTCCTTTATCTACACCAAAACCAGGTAAGTTAGGATCACCTGTATAATCACCACCTACAATGTTTTGTGTTCTAGGACCTTCTGCTGTTATTTTTGTATCAGGCATAGTTACCCTATACTCTTTTCTTTCAGGTGTTATCATAGTGCCTTTAGTAGGATCATCTCTGTCAGGTATAGTTCTAGATCTACCTCTATCTGGTCTAATGATAGGCATAAATGGAGGGCGAAGGTCATCCCCAAATCCTGGACCTCTTTCAATTATCTTATCTTTTATTGGTTGTATTTTTTTTGTTGCATCTGGTTTTATATCTCTCGTATCAACCACACCACCTTCTTGTAGATTTACACCTCTAGCAAGTAAAACATCTTTACGTGTTATCTTACCATCGCCACTTACATCTGGAAACGCACCATCTTTAGCTGTTAGCATTTTAACAGTTTGTACTTTTACATCACTATCGTCTTTATCTTTTTCTTTGTCTTCCTCTACAGGAATACCATTCTCATCAACTTTCTTTAGTTGGCCTTCATCTTCTAATCCTTCTAAACCTAATAGAGCTGATTGACGTAAAGATTCATATGTTGATAAACCATGATAGCGAACTACATTAGCAGGTACAACTAATTCCCCCTCAGATATCTGAGCAGGTATATCATCAGCTACTTCTTCTTCTGTAGCACCAAGTGTCTCATCATTGTTTTCAGTTAGTCCACCGTCTGCCATTTGTGGAACTTGTTCAGGAGTTTCTTCTTGAACTTTTGCTTTCATATTTTCTAATCTCATTTTAGCAGATTCTATTCTTCTATCTAAATGAGGTTTACCTGGTTTAAAAAATCTATCTACTAACATAGTTGTCATATCTTCTACACTAGCATTTGGATCACCAAATATGTTTCTTAATTGTTCAGCATTGCCTGCACCAATAACAGATCCTGTATTTATTTGATCTATAAAATAATCTAATTGAGAATTTAAACTATCTTCTTTGTTATTATCTTTTAAATAAGTATCGTAGTAAGGTCTTTGAAAATCTAATTGTAGAATACCATAACCATTACCGCCTTCTTGTTGCTGTGTATGACTAAAGCTACCACCTGTTTCTACATCTATGTTTCCCATAATTGCACTTACAGCAGTATCAGAGTAACCTTCATCTCTTAATCTTTTAATAATAATCATCTGATTTTCTTCAGACATATTTTCTTTTACAGGCATTACACCTTCTTGAGCAAAGAGTCTTTGCGTATCTTTATATTTTTCTAACAAATCTTCTGGGTTGTTTAATTTAGCAACATCTACATTAGTATCTTTTTTACCACCTGTAGCATCTTTTATAGCTTTCTTTTTTATATCTTTTTTCTTTTGTTCTTGGTTTACACTAGCGTTTCGTAAAGCATCGTTGGGGTTATTGCCCATTACATTAGCTTGTTGCTCACTGATTGTTGCTGTTGGATTTTGCATCTTTTGCCTCTTTCGCTTTCTGATTTACTTCATCCCTCAAAGTAGCAAATCTCTGTAACTCTTGTATGCTTCCTTGGATGGCTAACATCTTAGCGTGATCTGTTTCACGAATAAGATTTTTAACATGTTGCTTTATTCTTTCCTCTGCATATTCAAATAAAGCATCAATACTACTTTTATTATTTACAACTGCTAGTAACTTCCTAGCTATTTCTGGACTCACTGAATTTCTCCTTCACCTGGTGGTCTGCCTGCAAATCCTGGCATACCTGGTTCTGGTGCTCCCCCTGGACCTATCTGACTATTGCCTGTCCCTGCAGGACTAGTAGGTGGAACTGTGCCTGCTCCTTCTGGTGGTGTTGGACCACCTGCAGGTGCTTGAGGAGGAGGTGCTTGCATCATACCAGACTCTTGTAATATCTTAGCCTGTCGCAATGCTTCTCTCTCATCGTTCACAAATTTCTCAGCATCAAGATCAAATGAGTGTGCAATCTCTCTTAGTATCACTGGGAACTTTACAAAAGGTGCTAGTGCAGGATTAGAACCAATTTGCATAAGTTGTAATAGTCTTTGACTTCTTACTTCATTACGCATCAAACTTTCTGTTCCTCTTGCTTTTATTTCTAAATCACCTTGAACTTCAGGATCAAAGTCAAACTGTTGATTAAAGTTATAAAAAGATTCCCCTAGAGGTTGTAATAAATAATCATCTATATTTTTTACCACGGACTTTATAGCTAGTTGTGCAGCACCCATTAACATGGATATCCCTGCAGCCGTTCTGCCAGTTCCTTGTACTCCTGTCTGTCCGTGGGAATAAGAAGGTATGCCTGTAGACTCATCTGACAAGACTCTAGCTTTATCAAACATCATTAGATTTTGTGATGACACATTCGGATATTGTGTCGCAAATAATGCTTGACCTGGTGCTCCACCTTGTCTTCTAAATATCTTTCCAGGGTACACTTCTAAATCTTGACCTGGTACTAAGTTAGTCTCATCTATTTCAAAGATAAGATTACCTGACAGAACAGCATTGTCAACTGCCATTCTCATAAACCCATTCATTAATTGTTGGGTATCTACCATATTTTCTGCTAGTCCTACTCCAAAGAAAGAGTAAGGGTTTAACTCATAAGGAGCAGCAAAATAAGGAATCCTAATAGGATTAAAAGGATTAATCGCCAATCGTAAGATCTTGTTGTTACAAACCCAAGCATTGACTTGTACCATGTCAGAATCTTCGTACTCGTTAGGGATATCAAGTCCTGCATCTTCGGCATAAGACTTGTCAACATTTCCCCAAAACTCGTACACTTCGTAGCGATCCACGTTAATATTTGTCGAATCATAATCATCTAAATCATCCTCCCACCATTTTCTGGTATAGTTAGTGCCCATCAATATACAATCATCAATGGCCTCTTCATCAAACAGAGGGCGATTTTTTAATTCCCTCATATCAGCATGGTTCAACTTGTGACGTTGAATCACATACTCTACCTCATCCATACCATTTGCAGCAGGATCAGGATAGAAATCCCAACAAGAAACGAACTCTATTTTTGGAACTGTTCTCATTGTTGGTGTATAATTAGGATTACCCTCTTCATCTTGTTCCCAAGCAGGGTATTCTTTATCATAAGCAAAAGGTCCTTTTAGTATGCCTGTACCAAATAAAGACATCTCAAATGCAGCAGAACGTAAATGCCTAGATGCAGAAGACTCTTCTAACTGATCTAGTATTTTCTTTTCCATTCTCTTAGCTGCTTCATCTGCAGGGAAATATGTTATAGATGTAGGTGTAAGACCTGGTCCACTTTTTAATTCTAAATCTTTTTTTAATTCTTCTAATGCACCAAGCTCAAGTTCTTCTTGTTTTGAACCAGGTGGAAATAGACTTGGTGTATCTTCTTCTTCAGGTTCTTCAGGAAACTTAGGATCAAAGTTGACAGCTTCCTCAACACCTTCAGGTATACGAGTAGACTCTACACCTAATGGAAATCTTTGTCCTGCAAATAGTACATCAATAATCTGTCCATATGCTGCAGTAACTTTTGTTTTAGTAATCTTTAAAAAGACTTGGCTTTTTTCTTGCTCAGTAAATTGTGTTTCAGATCCATAGACTCCTCTATAGTTTCTATACGCTGTCATCCATCTTTCTTCTTGTGAGTAACGAGAGTCACTAGCGTAATTAAATTTACTTAAAACAAAACTTGATAGTGTATTTTGTTCTGTATCATCTATGTCTAAACCTATTTCGGTTTCTATATTTTTTTCTTCTTCCATATTTAATATCCAAATACTTGGTCAGCAGGCTTCCAAGGTTTTTTCCAACTTGTTTCGGAAAAGTCATACAACCCTCTAGGAGTTGGTCTAGACATAATGCCATATCTTAGTGCATCATATCCATGGTCATAATCTACTTTAGTGTCTACATCTTCAGGGTTAGATTTACTTAAAGGTATCTGCGGTATTTCAGATATAAGTTTAATACAATTCTTAAAAAAGTCAATACCTGCTTCTTTAGTTTCTTCATCTATTCTTAATAATCTATGCAATTCATTTTTCCCTGCTACTCTACTTCCTTTAGATCTATCTGAAGGCCTCCATCTACACCCTCTTAATATCATTGTTTCTGCAATCGATGGACCAATCTGTCCTCTATTATGCCAACATGATGAATCTAATATTCCATACCATATCTTTTCATCAGCTTCATGTTCTATTTGTAATATCATATCAGCCAATTCATCTGCTGTTTTCTTTTTTGTGTATAACTCTCTATACACAATTAATTTATTATCTGGTCTTACTGCTATCCATAAACACGCTGACCAACTAGAATACCCATAATCGCAAGTCCTAAACTTTCTCCAAGAACTGGGTATCTCGTAAGGTTCAACCACATGGATATCCCTATTGAACTCACTAAACGCTGCACCCTCTGCAATATCCCATGAACCTTCCAAAAGTTGTTTACGCTGAACTTCTGGAAGAGATAAAAGGTTTGCCTCATATTCACCTGTTCGAGCAAGATAAGGATTATCAGTAAGTTTCGCAGGTATAAATCTCCTTTTAAATAGAGGTTTATCTTCTAGGTCATGACCTTTTGGATATCGTAGTACCTCATTATTTTCTATATCCGTTGCCCAAAACGATGTGTTAAAAGGCGCAGGATCAATAAACATTTTCTTAACCCATAAGTGTCCAGGTCCACCTGGGTTTGTTGTTCCCCTCATATACGTTGGTAGATCAGCATCTACTGTACGAAGACGAGAACGTAGATAGTTCCAAGCATAAGGTGAAGCATATTGTGTCAACTCATCTACACCTATCCAAGTAAACGACTGTCCTTGATATCTCAACACATCTTTGTCTTGTTCAAGATATGTCATCCAAATACGTGCACCAGAGGGAAATGTCCATAATGCTTTTCGTTCACTCCACTTAGCACCAGGAAATACTTGTGGGTATAATTCCTGACTCTTCAATACCAACTCTCTTAGCTCATCATTGGTTCTTCTCAGTATTAAACCACTATGATGTGGATGGTTGCAAAAACGCAACACATCTGCTAATAGAGCATATGACTTACCACCACCTGCTGCACCACCATATAGAACTTCTTTTTCATTTGATGCTAAGAAGTCTGTCTGTGGACCATCATTAGGCTTGAAGACCACATTCTGTTCGTGCTCTTCAGGTATCGTAATATCTTTCTCAGATGCGTCAGCTTCTATTATATTAGCTTGAGACTTGAGCTTTGGCCTGACTATTTTCGTATAGTTCCGCTTCCGCTTGGAGGTCTTCCTGCGTCTCTTCCCTTGCCTGGGTTTTAAGTCGCTGCCATCTGATGTTAGCTGCTTTTCTATTTCTTTCGCTTTCATCTTTTTTCAACATTTTGTAAAGAGCTACATGAGATATCGATCTCCCACTCTTTGCTGATAACCATTTCGCTACTTCTCGTAGACTTGATCTCTTGGTGTGTTCTTTTGCTTGTTCTAATAATTCCTGTTGCTCTGGAACACTTCTTAATAAATCTTTTGACTCTCCAACAAGTTCCCATCCAAATGGAACTGTTGAACCTAGTTTTCTTTTATATTGAATCTCCATCATCATCTTCCTTTTTAGCAGGTAAAATAAATAAACCAGAAGGGGTATTTACTTCTAGTCTTTCTTGTTTAACTACACCTACTCTATCTAACACATCCTTTGCTGCTGTTAGTTTATCTCGGTTTCCTAATTCTGTTGGATCATCTATAACGCCTGTAATAGCAATTGCTGCCTTTGGAGCATTCGCTGCTAGATACTCTCGTGAACCTTGCAGGATCTCTTCCTGTAGTCCTGATGTAACATCTCTTACTGTAGTTGAAGGAGCGTATCCTGCAATGTCCATTGCCATTCGATAATCACCTAATGCGTCACCGAATAAAGCATTTAAGAAAGCATTTTGTTTTTCTGTTAGTTCTTTTGCCATTTAAAATCCTGTTGAGTATTCTTCTACGAAAGCTGTAACTGTTAAGTCATCTGCTGCACCTGCTGTAGCTGTTAGCAAATCACCTGTATCAAAATACATAGGGGAATCTGATATAATCAAATAACCATTTGCTGCAACACTATATGCTCCAGTTAGTGCGAAATATGTTGTTGCTGACGCATCGTACCACTCTAGTTTTATTGTGGCTGCACTCGATGCATCAACATTTGCTATCATCACAGAAGTTACTACTGCTCTTGATAGGCTTGGAGTTGTATATACCGTTGTCCTATTGGTTGATGATAAGGCTACTGCTGACGATTTAAACGTAGGTATAGCCATTACTTCTTAATACCAAATAAACATTTCTTACCTTTTGGAGAATCAACTTTCAAAGCTCCTCCTCCTTTTCGGTAGCCAACATGCATTAACTTACTTGTTTCAGTAGCATATTGTTTTGCTTTTCTTTTACCTTGATCAGTATAAGAAAACTTTTTATCTCCAACCATTGGCATAGATATTACTCCTCTACTTCTTGTATAACTTTCTTAGTCTTCGGATCTATTAAGACATGTGGTAATTGTGCCACATTTTGTAGAATAAGATTAAGTATCTTTTCTTCTATTAAATAATACTTAACTGGTTTAAAGGCTTCATTAACATCTTTAGTTCCTGGATCATCTGCGATGTAGTGACCACGTTCATTTCTGGCTCTTTCCATGTTATTCAGCTTTTTGTTCTTTAGTCTTAATAGTGATATCTAAGTCTTTACCCTTAGGTGCTGATGCAGTCAAAGATATTTGTGACGCTGCACATCCTGTAAGAGTAAGACCTATAATAGCAATTGTTAGTAATCTTTTCATAATTATCTCCTATATTACTTTTTCCTTTTTGTTGTTCTCTTTCGTTTCTTTGCGAAAGTTCTAACATTGGTAGGTTTTCCTCCAACGCCTTGTGCTTTTGACCTCTTCCTTTTAACAGCACTCTTTCTTTGTGCTGCTGTCATACTTTTAGCTTTTGATCTAGGAACACATTTAGGATATTTTCTTTTACTCTTCTTAGCAGACTTTCTGCCACAAGGTTGAAACTTCCCCTTTTTTTTAGGTGCTCCTATGTCTACCCAGTCCCCTTTAGGACCTTTACCAAACCACGCTGCTAATCCTCCTGTTGGTTTGGCCATTATCTATAACCACCACCACGCTTTTTATATTCTCTAACTAACCATCCATTAGCGTAGGCTGAAGGATAAACTTTAAACTTCTTTTTAGCTGCTGCCTTTACTCTTGCATATAATGCAGGGTTTGTAGGAGTAGCTCCTTTTTTCTTCTTAGTTTTCTTTTTCTTTTTCGCAGCCATTAGTTATACCTGCTTATCAAATATTCTACACCCCTGTAAGAACCTGGTCTATATCTAAGTTTTGTTCTTGTTCTATTAAGCCTGTAATCAGTACCTCTGTATTTTTTCTGAAGACCTTTTCTAATATTTATTAAAGGATATTTTATAACTTTCATGTTTGTTTTATGTATTCTTTCCATTAACACTTCCACCTTCTTCTAGCTTGTCTAATACGAGAGTTCGGATTGTTTCTTGTTTTTGCTGAACTTCTCTTCAGTTGTCCTAGTGACCTTGCACAATAAGACTTTCTTCTTTTTGCAGCTTTACTGCCTTTCTTGACTTTGCCTGTTACAGCAGTCTTTAATTTAGAGCCAGGATTCTTCTTGCGGTAGGCTCTTACTCCTTTAGCTGTCATACCTGCACCTTGTTTTGTAGGTCGGTAGTTAGCTCCTTTACCTTTGGTAGTGCGTCTAATAGGTTTTGTTTTTTTCCTAGCCATTTAGTTTCAACCTCTTTGAATACCAATAGACAAACAAAATATTCAAAGGAAGTGTTAGTATGAACACCCCTCCCATGTTACTTAGTAGTGATGCTACACCTAAATATAAACCTATCACCCCTAAAATACACACGCATATGTTGTATATCTCTTTTTCCATTTCCTTATCTAGTTTATGAGGGGTATGACAAACACACCCCTCAATCCAATACTCACAACCGATTTAGCTATCTTCCGAATGGAATTGCTAGATCTCGGATGCTGACTCGAACTCCACAGACGTAAGGCCAACTCATAGAGGGACTATTCAATGTGTGAGTAATGGAAAAACTAGTCACTGCTCTCATACACTCCACGCCCTGCTCTGCTTTCTGCATCAAGGGCTCTTTCTACTTCCTCTAAGGTAGGCACATAACCTAACCTTTTAATGAACTCTTTGTCTTCTCGCATTGCTGCTCTAACGTAATACACTCTGGAATGAGGAAGATGTATTCCAGTACCTCTACCACCTTTGATAAGATGTCTATAAAACTTCTCTAGTAAGTTAACATATATATCTTTTTTTCTTGATTTGTCAAGTTTATTTCTGTAGCGATCCCCTATCAGGTTTATCTCATATCTATCATTCATCTTTCTCCCCCATATTTACTGCTATCTGCCAGGATATATGTGTTTCTTTATTACACCTAGCACATGAGTTTGTCTGCAGCTTTTCACATAATTCGCATTTTTCGTTTTTCATGACTTCTTCCATCCCTTTATTTTGTTGTTGACAAAGTTGAAAACCTGAGTATAACTGTATCCAACTAAGTTGGAGGCGGTATAATATCTGATCCTCTTCCGATATACATCTAATGGTTCATTAGGTGAAATGGACAGAACTCCATTATATCCCCTCTCAAATTCATATACCCTATCTGCTATTGTATAGAGATCCTTTGATGTCCCATTGGATTTAATCATATTCGCTTTCATAGATATAATCTCTACATTCCCTCTAATATACCCTTTCTTAGGTATTATCCTATCTAAAGATGGTGAAGCTAGTCGTATACCTTTTCTTTTACGTGGTGCATAAGCTAGTTTTATATCTGGGAAGTAGGGACAGTACTCTGTAGCTATACTCTTCAAATAGTCTATATCTAAATTAAACCTAACTTTCTTCTTTATAGCCCTCGTTCTTGCAGCTCTAAGCATTATATCTAACTTATATGCAATAGGATCTGCAGCATGTTTCTCCTTATGATACTGTTTCATGTATTCAGCGTGTTTATTCAATAGGCCATCCCTTCCCTAGTTCATCTTCACATCCCATTTCAGGTATTTCTATTATATCATATTCCCCTTCTTCATCCAATGCACTTCCTATATAATAATATGAACATCCAGGATCACTTGGTGTAGCACAAGATAGTAATAAGA